CCATCGTAGTTGATGATTACAAACTGATAGTCACTACGAATAATCTTTTCGCGTTTAGCAGTAGAGCCGTGTGCTACTGCACAAGTGCGATGCATTGCGGTCTTAAACAAGTCTGCTTGCCATGCGCTATGCATAATTGATAGAGGGCAGATAACAAGCGCACGTCGTATCTTTCCTTGCGTCATCAAGTAGTCTGCCGCCCATATAGCCGCAGATGTTTTGCCTGTGCCTGCTTCATTAAAGCAGAATGCACGACGGTGTATGGACAAGAACCGTGAAGTATCTATTTGGTGATTGAAGGGCTTAAACAGCCCAGGCCAGTCATAATCACGCTCGATTGGCGATGGTACTCTGATGTTATGTGGGACTACGCGTGCGAGACGTTGCATCTCGTCAATCCCCCAGTAAACGACTACATCAGATACGCCATCAGACGAACTGAGTATTTCGCTCTTTTCGATATACGTGTCGATTGTTTGCGCTACTTGCGTAGAACATTTAATCATTACAGCACTGTTGTCAACTATTTCCATACTACCTTTCAAACTGTTCCCCGTCTTTCCGAGGTGTCCGTTAGTCCTGTCGCACTGGGAGTACCCATCCGAAGATAAGTCAGAAAGCGTCGTGCCGACTAACTGATGCGGTTTTTGCAATGCCCACTCACACCTAACAGCGAACTAATATTATGCGGGCTATTTTTTATTTGTCAAGTTCTTTTACGTTCTTTTTTGCTAGTTTCAGATACGAGGTTTCCCTTAGAGTCGCGTTTGAATGAACGATTCTTTGATGCACTTTCTATACGTAGTCCATCTTTGTTTGAACCACCCTTATCAAGTGCTACAACGTGCGCAACATCTCTGCCCTTGCGTTTGGGTGACTCTTCCATAACCGTACCAGTATCACGTTTGTCGATAGCACGACGCCCACGTTGACGCTCCATGCGTCGTTCGTGTTCACCGCGTGCCTTCTCTTGCTGATATTCTTTTTTATAGGGTCTAGGTTTGTTTACGTAGGGCATTACCGTTCCTTATTTATGAAATTGGCAAATCTTTACTGGACACCAACCACACAAAGGAGTTGGGTTTTCTTGCCATACACCATTTTCGTACGATAGTCGCATCCGTTCAAGTGTTGGATAGAAGTCTGCCCACAATGCATCCGAATCTTCTCTATGGTATTCAGTGGGTATGAAGTGTTCGTGTACCACAAAAAGCAAACCCGCCTTGACATGGTTCACTTCAGGGTAGTGTGCAAACACCATTAACGCCATGAGTTGTAACTGTTTTAGATCAGGATACTTGTTGCTACCCGTCTTGTAGTCAACGACAAACGCAGTGTCATCATTTATTACTACCAAGTCGGCTATGCCCCGCACCCAATACTCACCCCACTTGCATGGCTCTCGATCAAAGTTGACTGCCATACGTAACTCAGGGTGCTTGATGCCCTCCATCTCTACAAGTGGGTCAAGTTGACGCTTGAATTTCTCATAGTTTGGTAATAGGGGTTTACCCTCGCCTACGTAATCTTCTACCGCTTTGTGAACCTCTGTGCCGTAGCGCATCTGTTCGGTAGGAAATTTAGTGTACCTTTTTAGTACCTTTACTTCGTGATACTGTCGGGGGCAGTTGTCAAAGTCTTTAAGACCTGAGTAAGACCATTTGATTTCGTGTGTTTGCATGACTGATTTAAACTGAGAGTTTCGAGGAATGTATATTAGCATCTTCGGGGTAATTGCCAATAGCGTAATCCTTGACTACCTTGCCGTTCTCCTCATCACCCACAAGCATTGGTGCAACCCAACTACGCTTGCCTGAACGATAACTTCTCCAGTGTCCTCTCCTCCAATGTTGTCTTGGAGGTGCGTGTGACCCATGAGGGATGCTTGGCAATTCTCTCTTCTTACCTAAGATAGAAATGAGTTTGAACTCAACCAAAGGTGCTTTACCCTTGCGTATTTTCTTTTGGTTGACTTGTATCTCTCTTGGTGTTGGTGCAGACATATACACCTCACCTTCATGAAACGTCATCATGTAAATAAGTTTTAACGCTTGCCATGTAAGCATCTCTACTTCATCCATAAACATCCAACCTACTTGACTAGCGGGGACTAATGGTCTTATAAAAATCATGTCTAAACGGTCTGGGTCTTTTATAACGTACAAACCCACTGAGGCTACTACTGGTACAGCGGGTGGTAGACCATCGGATAGAACAAGATGTATAACAATTCCATCACCGTCTTGCTCTATCACAGAAAAGTTAAATTGATTTATATGATTATGTGGTATAGCATTTTGGTCTCCCTCTCGTATAGTACCGTTAATCATGACTATTTTAGGGAAAGGTAAGTTGATTTTTCCTTCCTCTATAAATACATCAGCAAACTTTTCAGGAGGTTCAAATGAAGGTTCAAGAATAATTTTTGGAGCATCTGTCATGCCACCCAAGAAACATTCAACCCCGCCTTTAATGCTATCAACCTTTTTTATATTTGATTGCAAAAAATTAAGTTGATGACTGACAGATTTAAAAAGAGTATCTTTGAAGTTTTTGTTCACAAAGGCTTCTCTGACAGTTAGCGTATGAAAATTGCCAGCAAATCTACCAAAACAAACTATCTGATACTTGCGCTTTAACTTGTCTCTCTTTTTTTCTACAAGTTGATTCCATCTCTCGCCAGTTGGGTCATCTTTTATAAAAATTCTGTCATTAAGCGTCGCCATAAGTTCCTCCTACTTTTGCCTCACACGCGACTGGCAATCCTTTCGCCCAGTCAGGCGCTTTGGACATTACAGTTGTTACAAACTCTATTGCATCTTCAACGTCATCTTCTTCGGCCACAACGACAGCAGCGTCATGAACCGTCAAAGCAACTCTGTATCTATCATTGATTTCACACATCTGTGTACCCACAACAATACGCGCTAACGCTTGAACCACGTTCTCAACAACCGCGCCACCCCAAATTGAGATTTCACCTCTGCGTGAATCGTAAACAATCTGCGTCTTCTCATCCTTGGTGACGCGACGCAAGTTAGGGTATCGGATACGAAAACCATTGGGCAATATGATTCCTTCTTTGTCGTAGTGAACGCACTCATGTTCACCAAACGCAATAGGCTTCTTAATCTTGCCGTCTATCATGTTCTCTAACATACGGTCGGCTTCTCTCCACAGCGCGATGATGCTATCGTTGTTATCACGATAGACACCCACGATACGCTTGCACTCTTCTTCGTCTAGTTTGACGCTTACTGGCTGTGAGGTAGCGAGTGTGTGTTGTAACTTCATTGCCCCAGTGCCGTAGCCTAGCCCCAAAATGCAGGTCTTGCCCACGAACCTTTCAGTCGGGTCTGCTTTAGTGATTGTTTTCCCATACACATTCGATGCGAATATGGAATACACATCCTCACCATTGGCAAACTGTTTAACAACATCCTCTTGACCAGCAAGCCACGCAAGCACCCTCGCTTCAATCTGCGATGAGTCTGAGTTAATCACCATGTACCCATCAGGCGGTACGATGGCTTTCTTCAATGCCTTCTTCTTGGGGTCACGGCTCGGCAAGTTTTGGAAGTTCACCTTGTCAGTGCCTGACCAACGCCCTGTATGCGCACCGTAGTACTTCAATGGAATAGGTAACGCGCCCCGATTACGCTTTCCGATATCCATGAAACGCTCTATACGTTTCTCTTCTAGTGTGGACTTAGTACCTAGACGAACCGCGCACAGTTGTTGGATAAAGGGGTCATCATTCTCAGTTAGTGCAATGAAGCCCTCATCCTTTTTTGCTAGTGCGGGGATTTGTTTGCCAGTCGTAACGCTTGTTTTATACGGCACCTCTATCCCGAAACCAGTTATTACCTCTGCGAACTTCTTATTACTGGAGAGTTTCTCACGCACCTCCTCCTCGTTCGCACACTTGAGTTGTTCCATCAAGCCTTGAAGTAGTCGGCTCTTATCTTCTTGCAGTTCAGTAAGGCGCTCTTTCAGCGTTGATTGCTCGACGTACAGAATAGGTTGTGTAAACATCTTCAGCGTCATGTCAATCAGTTTTAGTTCCTCCTGGGGAAATGAAGGGAGCATCAATAGAAATAACTTGTATGTAAGGTCTACGTCGTTACGGCAATACTCACCGTATAAAGCCAACTCCTCTGCCGTGAAGTCAGTGCGTTGTTTGTTGATTGCTTTGACTACCTCGTCGCCTTTAACTCCGACGTTGTAGCGCGTAGCGAGTTTGGCGAGTGAACCGCCAACCTCTACGCCATGAAGTGCGCGTGCCATGCAGAGAGTATCTGCAAGCGCCATAGGTTTAATTCCAAAATGCCATGCCAATATCGCACCGTCAAACAGTGTGTTGTGGGCTAGTACGAGACTTTCTTTCCAGTTGAACTGGGCAAGCCACTTACGTGTCGATTCACGGTTCCCTGAATACCAAATTGGAGAACCGTCGTTTACCTGAACTGATACACCGATTACTTCGAACCTAGGGTCACGGATATATTCTTCCGTCGTTTGTGTTCTGAACCCTAGGTCTTTGTCGGTATAGTAGGTCTCGAAATCAAGTGTTATTAGAGACACTAGCAATCGCTCGGTTTAGATACCAACGCGCTTTGCACAAGTCTTCATGCCTATCGCCTTTGTGGTCTGCGCGTGTGATGTACTTCACCACATTGCCTAAGTTGTAATCTAACTTCTTCGCTTCGATGAAGTCAATAGTCTCGACACCGCCAATCTTATAGTGTGGTGGTTCATTGACCATATCTGTGTGATGTGTAGTCACAATGTTACTAGACATACGCTTTTTGAACACTTTGTCTACCATTGCATCTATGGCATCGCCTTCTTCTTTTGCGAGTGTGGCTAACTTATCTCTTATTTCAGCGTTAGTTAACTGTCCAGTTTTCTTCGTCGCTTTCCTCGCCATGTATGTTACGTTGTACACAGTATGTAGTTTCACACCGCACGCTTGTGCAACGGCTAGAGGTTTGGCTTTTGGGTTCTTCGCAATGTATGCGAGTATCTGTGATGTTTTGCTTTTACGCATTTGACTATCTCCTAACTAAATTTAAAAAGGGGCTTCTTCAATTTGGGGTGGTGTTTGTTTCTTCAAGTTTTCATTGTGTATCCTTTCTAACAGTTTGCCGTCTACTCTCTCGAATGGATTTAAATCGTTCTCTCTTATCTTCTGTAATATCCTCTTGCGGGATAAAGACTTCTTTGGTTGTGAATCGGTGTTCATTAGCGCACTCTCTCCTTCTGATATG